TAAAGATTCACCTAGTTACGCAAAACGTCGTTACGCTGTAGTCTACGATTCTTTTAATATAGCAGTACTAAAAGGTCCTAAATCCTTTAGTTCTTCAACAAGAGTGTTGATAGACGAAATAAAATTTAGAATTAATAACCAACTTCCATAACATAACTATTTATATATATGAAACTAGATCAACTAAGAAAAATAATCAGGGAAGAAGTACGATCTGCAGTTAAATCAGAATTACAAGAAGTAATGAATGAGGCAATTAAGATCGCAAGCAACCCTAGTGCACCACAGGCAACAGTAAATACTCAGAGAGTACCTGTTAAGAAACCAATAGTAGCACCAAAAACAGGTAAAACATCTCTAGATGAGATGTTAAGAATGACTAAGTCTACGATGACTAATCAAGAATACAAAAACGTATTCTCTGGAACATCTAACATGGTACAAGGAGGCACTAATATGGCTACTAGCATGGCATCTCAAATGGGACTGCAAGGAGGACCAGCACCCGGAATAGATATAAGTTCTCTAGACTTTGTTAAAAAAGCAGGAGAAGTATTTAAAGCATCTAACAATGTAGATGCAGCAAAACAATTAATATAGAGTAAATGGCATTTGAAGCAAAAAAGATTAATCCGTTAGATTTACAACCTAGAAAAGCAATAGGTGTAGCGATACCTTTCTCAGGTAATGCTGTATTTAATTCTACATATCAATCTATTGATGCGATCAAAGCAAATTTAATAAATTACCTACTAACAGGAAAAGGTGAAAGATATCTTAGACCTACGTTTGGTTCAGGACTTAGAAGTATGCTTTTTGAAAACGCTACTGTTGAAAACTTAGAAGATATTGAAGTACTAATAAGAGAAGCATTAGTAAACTATTTCCCTGAACTTAATATTATAGACTTATTTCTAGAAAATAAAACAGAATATAACACAATAGAGTTTGGCTTAAAGTTTGCCATAGTAGGAACAGACTTAGAGGATGAAATCTTAATTAACATAGTATAAAAATGGCTCAAAATATTAGTATAAAATATACAGACAAAGACTTTAACAGCTTAAGACAGCAGTTAATAGAAATGTCTAAGAATTACTTCCCAGATAGCTATAACGACTTCTCTGCAACATCACCAGGTATGATGTTTATGGAAATGTCTGCTTATGTAGGAGACATATTATCTTTCTACCAAGACTCACAACTTCAAGAAACATACCTACAGTACGCTCAAAACCCAAGTAACCTATATACATTAGCTTACATGATGGGATATCGACCAAGAGCAACAAGAGCATCATCAGTAGAAATCGAAGTATCACAACGTGTAGCCGCATCAGGAGCATCCTATACACCAGATTGGGATCAAGCCTTATCTGTAAACGGCAATGTTCAATTAGAATACGGTAAACAAAAATTTGTAATTAATCAACCAGTTGATTTTAAATTTTCCAGTTCTTATGACCCTACAGATGTTACAATTTTTTCATTAATGGGAGATAATCCTTCGGAATTCATACTTACAAAAAAAGTAACAGCATCAGCAGGAGAGATAGCTACTAAAACAGTAGAAGTAATAGGACACCAGCAAAACTTTACTTTTGAAATAGATGACATTAATATAATAGGAGTACTTGATATAGTAGACAGCAATGGAGATAAATGGTACGAAGTACCGTACTTAGGTCAAGAAACAGTATATGAAACTACAAACATCACAGGGTCAGAAGACCTATTAACATTAATCAATGTTCCGAGAAGATTTGTAACAAGATTAAGGTCTAATAACCAAATGCAAGTTCAATTCGGATCAGGAGCACCAACAACAGAGAATACAGCTGTTGTACCTAACCCGACAAATATTGGTTCTCCATTCACTGGAGGTATAAGTAGACTAGATTATGCATATGATCCTTCTAACTTCTTATATACAGACAGTTACGGTATAGCACCATCTAGCACCGTACTGACAGTTAGGTATCTACGAGGTGGAGGAGTTGCATCAAATGTAGAAGCAAACACACTTACAACTTCAACAAATGCTACATATACAGCAATAGATAATACCTATTCAGGTACGTTAACTTATAATAATCCAAAACCTGCAACGGGAGGTAAAGACGGAGATTCAGCAGAAGAAGTAAGACAAAACTCTCTTAAAGCTTTTGCAGAGCAAGGTAGACTAGTAACTAAGCAAGATTATGCATTTAGAGCCTTGACTATGACACCTAATCTAGGAGCAATAGCTAAATCATTTGTGACAACACCAGACATAGTTACAACAAGTAATGCCAAAAGCTATGATAGAATTGACAGTACTAATGTATGTTTGTATGTTTTAGCGTATGATAAGGATTATAAACTAACAGAAGGTTCAACACAACTTAAAAATAATCTAAAAGAATACCTTGCACCGTATATGATGTTAACCGATTCTCTTGATATTAAAGATGCTTACATTATAAACATAGGTATTAATTATGATATAATATCACTACCTAATTACAATTCTAGAGAAGTTCTATTCAACTGCTCTTTAGCATTAAAGAATTACTTTAGAACATCGAATCGATTAATTAATCAACCGATAAACTTATCAACAGTATATACATTATTAGATAGAATAAAAGGAGTTCAAACAATACAGAATATTAAGATAACAACTAAAACCGGAGGTAGCTATTCTGAGTACGATTACGATATACCGGGAGCAATGAAAGACAATATTATTTTCCCTTCATTAGATCCTATGATATTTGAATTAAAATACCCAGACAACGATATTCAAGGTAGAATAACAACATTATAAAAATGGCACTATACAGAATTTTTCCTACTCAAGACTCAACAATATACTCTCAATACCCGTATAAGAATACCGGTAGAGATGAGTTACTAGAAATAGGTGGATTTCCATCTTCTGGAACAGGGTTTACTGCTAGAGCATTAATTGAGTTTAAAACAGAAGATATACAAGAAGTATTAACAGATAAAGCAGGAGGCTCAGACTTTTCTGCTAGCTTAAAATGTTTCTTAAACTTTGCATCTGAAATACCTAGTAGCTTTAAAGTAGAAAGTCATGTAATTACAAGAGCATGGGGAGAAGGATTAGGTAAGCTTGGAGATAACCCAGAAAGCAAAGGTGGATGCTCTTGGACAGCAAGTGACTCAGGTACTAACTGGTCATCTGCAGGAGGAGATTATGTAGGTACAAATAGTGGTGTTATTGTTAGTGCATCTAAGTCATTAGATAAAACTACACCTTATGACTTGGATTTAAATATAACTAACGCAGTTAATGAATGGACTAAAGATGTCAGTCCACTAGCTAACAATGGGTTACTACTCAAAGTAGAAGATGCTTACGAAAACTTTACATCAGCATCTATAAGATTAAAATACTATTCCAGCGACACCAACACAATCTACCCACCATATTTAGAAATAAAATGGGATGATTTTAGTCATAATTCTGGTTCACTACCAACATTAACAGATGCAGATGCAGTTATTACTTTAAAAAATAATAAAGGTAAATACGCAGATGAAGGAAAGGTAAGGTTTAGAGTAAATTCAAGACCAAACTATCCAACTAGAACCTTTACTACATCGTCTGCATATACTGTTAATTATGCTCTACCAACTGCATCGTACTGGGGACTTAGAGATGAGTTTACAGAGGAAATGATAGTTGACTTTGATACTACGTTTACTAAACTAAGCTGTGATAGTAAATCTAACTATTTTGATATATACTTAGACGGTCTTCAACCAGAGAGATTTTATAAGGTATTAATAAAATCAGAAATAGACGGAACAGATGTAGTAATAGATAATGAC